CGTCGGCCGACAAGAACTACAACGACTGGGCGGCCGGCTGTCAGTTCCTGATTGTCGATGAGGCGAAGGACGTGAGCCGGGAAGACTTCTGGTCCGCCTACGAGACCTTCAAAACGCGCGTCGATACGAGCCCGGTCAAGTTCCGATCGAATGCCAAATACGGTCGAACCAAGGACGATACCATGTGGTTCAACTGCCTCATATTCACCAATCACAGCGACGCGATGATGATACCCGATGATGATCGGCGCATCGCGGTGTTGAGCAACCCGACCACGAAACGCGACGACACGTATTACGAGGCACTACACCGAGCACTGGACACGGACCACGAGGCACGACGCTTATATTGGTGGCTCATGCGTCGCGACGTCTCACGCTTCAATGCGGCCAAGCCACCGATGACGGCTGCAAAAATACAGATGATCGAGGCGAGCAAATCGCCGGCTGATGAGATCTATGAGCATCTTGTCGAGAACATGGAAGGCGATCTCGCGACCCGTAAACAGGTCACGGTACACGTAAAACGAACCGCAAGAGCGATGGGATATGATCAGATTGAGGGCTCGCCACAGAACACAGTGCGTCGGATCTGGCGCCAAATGGCGTCTCTAAAACCCGATTCCAAGAACGGATTACGGATCACGATCGACACAGTGAGGGAAGAAATCAGATCGGTGCGGGGGAACTGGGGAAAGAATTTCGAAACTTCTGAAATTAGTCAGGCGGACATAATTAACGAAATGAAACGAAATAGTGATGAACCTGCAAATATGCATATCGTCGATCAAATGTTTTCCCCAGGCGGTATGCAATGAATTCAATATCTTACGAGTTGATTGGGGAATTGGGGAAAAAAGACTCATAGAGTCCACCAATTAGATTCTTATTAAAACTAATTCAGGGGTTCCTAGGGGGGCGATTTTTTTCCCCTTTTCCCCAGCGGAGAATATGAATGAGAACAGAGCAGAAAATCAGCGACGACGTTGTGATCGAGGAGACTAGACGTGCCGGACAGTATCGACGCCGGCGGATCGACCTCTGGGAACGGTGGGCCCGAGACGGCACGATCACCGAGGATATGTACCTGACGGCGGTGAAGTTCGCGAAACTGTTTGAGGCAGCGCATTTGCGTGAGCGCTACGCTATTTCGACAGCGTCCCTGGACCGGGTCGATGGATCGAAAGGTGATAGCGATCGTGTATCGGCACGCGTGGTTGATGCGCGGGAGTCAATAGTTGCAGCGATGAGGTTGCTCGGCGGCTCTATGGGCCCGGTGATGCATGATGTGTTAGGATCTGGGTTGAGCTTGCGGGCTCATGTTCTGAAACAGGCGGGCGTGACACGGGTCACGGTACACGAGGCACGAGGCCGGTTGATTGCTGGTCTCGATTTACTCGCAAGGAGCTGGGCATGATGAATAAAGGCGACTGGATTGTCGGTATCGATCCGAGCGATTTTGCGGATGAGCAAGGCTACATCGTCCACCGTCGTCCGCCGGAGTTTACGGCAAAGTGGACGATCGAAGACGACGACTTCGCTACGTTGAGCGACCTAGTGTACACGGACGCGGCTGATGAGAGTGCCCTCGCCATCTACGATTTCGAATGGACTGATGAGCCGCCAATCGAGGAGACCTTCCGCCGGGTGTGCGCCGACGGTATCGAGGCCATTGACCTGGCGCTACAAAGCTGGGCCGGCCAAAAATTTGAGGATATTGAGTAGAAAAACAGGGAGAGAACAGATGAAAAACGTCGACAAAATTATTAACCGATTAAGGTATAAACAAAAATTGTTAGCCAAACGTGCCGGTATCGCTCAGGGTCTAAGCCAAACCCCGGGTTTCGAGAACCTGGACCTCTCGAAGTTGCCCGATTTGCTGACCCTGATCAAAGCGAACCGATGGAATCTCCACGGGCGTGCAGCCGAACTCAATTTAAATATCAGTAAGCGGCGCAATCACCTGACCCAGCCATCTAATCTTCAGCGTTTTTCCGGGCAGAGCGATACATATCTGTCGTGTACGCGTGCCGCGCTAATGATTTACTCTGGCGGCAGCCTAATTACCGCCGCCGGGATCTGTCGGATTGTTAAGGGTGTTAATATTCATCGCGCCACAGTATATAAATTTCTGCGCGATGCGGTCGATGGTGGAATCTATGAAGAAGTAGAAAATGACGGCGGCGCAAAAGCCTACAGATATACAGATTTGGCGAGCGAGGACCAATTTGAGAACCTGCTCGAGCTGATTTTCAATCCGGTGACGTTTCATTACGTCCAGTCGCTCCACCGAATTTATGGCATGACACGATTGAGCCTGAACAGCGAATTTCGTCGAGAGCCTACATCAACAGAAAGTTTTCTCGATATGCTCGACGAGGATGCCGCAGACTTAATAACAGATCTATCTTCAGGTGTCGTGCCAGACGACACTTTGCGGGTGGTTAAGTAGGCCACATTATCGTATCTTGTTGAAATTACTTGATTAACCAAACACGCCGGTTAAAAACGTGTGTGTAACGGGCTCATAAGCTCATACGCGTAAATGTGTTAGTATTTCCAGATAAATGGGGAGAGGAAAAACTAGCATAATGAATACAGCAATAAAAATAACGCACGAAGATCTAGTTTGCGCGCCGGAAGAATGGCTTGTTTGTTTAGATCCCTCCGGGGTCGATGGTGACGATGGCTATATCATACATCGATCGTGGCCATCTTTTGTCTGCCGGTGGAGCGAAGATGAAGTCGTTGCAAGCGATGCGTTTCTTCATAATTTTGAGTCTGGTCACCGATTAACCTTGCACGATTTTAATTTTAGCAACGATTTGCCCGACCGCCTCGAGTTCCGTCGCAGTTGTGTTGACGCAGCACGCATGATCGATAGTTATCTGAGGCGCGTTGCAAACCAATAAACACAATATATGGTATTTGGGCTTGCCATGTGACACAACATATAGTACAAATCCTTAACATCGCGGCACGATCGCCAGATGTTTCTCCCTCTCTCTGCCTATCCTTACCCCGCCAAACCTCTGGCGGGGTTTTTTCATGCACTCACACCAGGAGTTACGCCGTGCCAAATGTTGCCGGAAAAAAATATCCTTACACCAAAGCTGGTATGGCGCAGGCTAGTCGCGCCAAGACAAAGGGAAAGAAGACAGCAATGAAAAAGACCGCTGCCCGTAAAACCGGGAGGATGATGGGTGCCCGCAAGAAAAAGTAAGCCGGGGCTTTATGCCAACATCGCCCGAAAACGTCGTCGGATCGCGGCTGGATCAAAAGAGAAGATGCGAAAGCCTGGCGCCAAGGGCGCGCCTTCGGCGAAGGCGTTTCGGCAGTCTGCAAAAACGGCTAAGAAACGGAAGTAATGGCGAAAGCGATAGCCAGGACAACCGGCAAGGGCGGCAACTACCGCAAAGGAAAAGGCGCCGGTATGACGGCCAAAGGCATCCGGGCCCACAACCGCAAGACCGGCTCCAAATTGCAGAAGGCCGTGACCGGCAAGGTCAAGAAGGGTTCGAAGGCAGCCAAGCGCCGCAAATCGTATTGCGCCCGCAGCGCCGGCCAACTCAAGCGGAGTTCTGCGAAGACAAGGAATGATCCGAATAGTCGGATCCGCCAGGCACGTCGCCGGTGGAAGTGCTGAGAAATGAAAACGAAAGTGCATGTCAACCAACACATCATCAAACGAAATCACAAGACTGGTGAGAGCGAACCACCGCTGACCGTCAAGACCTACAAGTCAAACGACTATGGGTCGACGGTCGAAATCACTGGGCCTTCTCGTGTGATTTACAGGCCTGATAAACCACTATCGTGTGGTGCTCGGGTGTGGATCGAAACCGACCATGAAGTGAAAGTCCTGGAGTGATGCCAGCGAAACGAAACTACAGCAAGGAATATGACACATACCACAAGAAGCCCGCGCAGCGGAAAGCGCGGAGCTCACGAAACCAAGCGCGCCGCAAAATGAAAGCGGCCGGCGCCAAGATCCAAGGCCGCGAGGTCGATCACAAAGACAAGAACCCAAACAACAATCGCCGCAGCAACTTGCGCGCGGTTAGTCGGAAAACAAACCGGAGCAGAAAGAAATAATGCCACAGGCAGTTAAAAGACGCGGCGGCCGTCCAACGAAATACAAGGAAGAATTTTGCGATCGCGCATTTGATTTCGCGTTGGTTGGGATGACCGATGGTGAGATCGCCGGCGCGCTCAAGATTGACGAGGCGACGCTGTATCGCTGGAAGAATTCCTACCCGGAGTTTTGCGAGTCCATAAAAACAGGGCGTGATCGTTACGACACTGACGTTGTTGAGAAGGCTTTATCCAAAAGGGCCGCGGGTTACCAATATACAGAAGAGGTGATGACGCGAGACGGACCGTCCGTGCTCACAAAACGATTCCATGGAAGTGACACCGCGGCCATCTTTTGGCTAAAAAACCGCCAGCCCGACCGCTGGCGCGATCGCGTGGAGCACGATGTGCGTGCCGCGGTGGTCAACATCGAAGCGACACCTGAAGAGAAGGCACGCATTATCGCGGCCGCGTTAAGTCGGGGAGCCAATGCTTCAGACACTTGATGCCTATCTCGATAAGCTGAACGACCTACCGCCCGAAGAGGTTGATCGGCTGTACGAAGAGGCGAAGAGCGTAATCGGTGACACGCCCTGGATACCAAACCCCGGACCGCAGACCGCGGCCTATTATTCGGAAGCCGACATCTTGCTTTACGGCGGGCAAGGCGGTGGTGGAAAGACGGATCTGATTGCAGGGTTAGCGCTGACCGAACACGAGCGCAGCCTTTTACTGCGGCCTCAATACACTGACCTGGGGGCCCTGATCGAACGGGTCGTGGCCGTGGCCGGCACACGTAAAGGTTTGAACAGCGCGCCGCCGGCGCAAATGAAGATCGACAACCGTGTCATCGATTTCGGTGCCGCGTCTACGTTAGACCGAGCAGAGACCTGGCAAGGCAATCCACATGACCTGATTGCCTTCGATGAGGCCTGTCAGTTCCATGAAGCCGTCGTTCGTTTCCTGATGGGCTGGAACCGCGCCGCGGACAAGACGCTCGGCGGCGATAACAAGCAACGAGTGCGGACGGTTATGGCGAGCAACCCGCCGATCTCCGCAGCCGGCGATTGGGTGATCGGAATGTTTCGACCCTGGTTGGATATCACACACACAAGGCCAGCCGAGCACGGTGAGCTCAGATGGTTCATCGTCGACCCTGACGGCCGAGACATGGAGGTCGACGGTCCCGACGACATCAGGACGTTCGATCACAAGGATTACGTGCCGCGCAGCCGGACGTTCATACCGGCAGCGTTAGCCGACAACCCGTTCCTGGTATCGACGAATTACCAGGCGACGCTGGACGCAATGCCTGAGCCGCTGCGCTCTGCGATTCGAGACGGCAATTTCATGGCGGCGCGGGAGGATGATGAATGGCAGGTCATACCAACACCATGGGTGCTACAAGCAAATGAGCGCTGGCGTTCTGGTAAAGGCGATAAGCCTCTCGGTTGTATTGGGCTTGATGTTGCTAGGGGCGGACGCGACGACACAGTCTTTGCGATGCGATACGGTGCCTGGTTCGACGAGCTCGTTGTCGTCCCAGGTTCGGAAACACCGGACGGGCCCAGCGTCGCGGCGCTCGCAGCAGGAATGCTACGAGAAAACGCCGTCGTTGCCGTCGATTCGATCGGCATTGGCGCCGACGCCGAGACCGCATTGAAGAATGCAGGCCTTCCGTTTGAAGCCATGAACGGTGCCGAGAGGGCAACAGGGCACACAAGAGACGGCAACTTCGCGTTCTACAATCATCGCAGTGAAATGTGGTGGCGACTGCGGGAAGCATTGGATCCGGACTACGGGCTCAACGTGGCGCTACCGCTGGATCCAAAGCTACAAGCTGACCTGACGGCACCGACTTACAGCGTGCGACCAGGACAGCCGCCAAAAATTTACGTCGAAGGCAAGCAAGACATCATCAAGCGCCTTGGACGGTCACCCGACAGAGGTGACGCCGTTGTGTATGGTTGGAATGCCGGCGACCTTGATGTTGGACCTCGGGCCCGGTCACGCGGCCGACCAAGCGTTGGGCGCACACCGCCACCGGAAATGGAATACGATGGACTGCGCTACTGATGATCACAATCACATCGCGCGTTGCCGACGAACACGACATCGAGTTCATTCTCGAGGGTGCGGAACAGATGAATGCAGAATCGTCCTGGGGGCTATCCTGGTCTCGGGACATTGGCCGCAATTATCTGACCTGGATGGTCGACAACGACACGTCGGACATCCTTCTGGTGGAGCGCGACGGCGTACCGGTTGGCGGATCCTTCGTGGCGGCATCCTGGGAGTTTCATCTCCAGCCGCTCGCCTACGTCTGCAAGTTCTGGGTCGTGAAGGAACACCGTCGCGGCGACGTCTCGATGGTCGCTGTAAAAGACATTCTTAAATGGGCGCGCCTGCGAAACTGCTCGCACGTTTTTACCACTGCAACCGCCGGGCTCAGTGCCGCGGAGCAGTTGCTTTTTATCAGACTGATGAAGTCACACGGGTTTGAGAGTTGCGGCCCGGTAATGTCAACAAAACTAGGAGATTAGACCAATGGGAAAAATGGCTCCCAAAGCACCCAGTCTACCCGCTGCGGCACCTGTACCTCAGAAAGAATCTGACGCCGAGGTGAGGGCGAAGAAGGAAGAGGCATCGCGCATTGCGCGCAACCGCAGTGGTTTAGGCTCAACGATCAACACCAGCGGCACCGGTGCCATGGAGACGGCTTCGACTGCACGCCGGACGCTACTTGGTGACTGACCTTGGGTAAATATCAAACTGGTATCGAAGGCATGAAAAAGCGCGCAACACTACTTGGTGACGCATGACCGAACAGCTAGTCAAGCAAACGCTCGACAAATTCAAGCAGCGCAAAGCAGAACGCACAAACCTGAACCAGCTCTGGGAAGAGATTGCCGAGGTGCTGGCGCCCGAGCGTTGTGGGTTCATGAACACGTCATCCTATAAGAACCGAAACGACGCCCGCATCTACGACACACAACCGATCATCGCAAAGCGTGGCCTGGTCAATGCGATCTCCGGGATGCTGCGACCAAAGTCGACCAGTGGCGGCAAATGGTTCGACATCGTGCCCGCATATCGTGAAGAGCTCCTCGACGATGTAGAGGTCAAGGGCTGGATCGATAACGCCGAAAACACGCTGTGGCAGCAAATGTACAACCCGACCGCCGGGTTCATCGAGGCGACGGGAGAAGTCGATGACGACCTCGTCACCTTTGGCACGGGCCTTGGATATGTAGGCCTACGACCAGATATGTCGGGCCTGATGTATAAGGCATTTCATCTGAACAAAGTGTACCTGGATGTCGACGGATTAAATGAGGTCGTCGGCGTCTTCGTTGCCGAACAGTACAGCCCACGCCAGGCGGCGATGTTGTTCGGCGAAGAGAACCTTGGCGCGAAGACAAAAGAGCGATTGCGGCAGACCAACAAGAAAGCCAGGGACGATAAGTCTGAATATATCTGGTGCGTATCTCAGCGGTTTGAGTTTGATCCGATGAGCCGGTCGAACACAGACATGGCTTATTCCTCGATCGTGATCGATGTTGACAGCGAGCACGTTATCGAGGAGAGCGGCTATGAAGAGATGCCGTTTTTTATACCGCGCTGGGACACACGATCGAATGAAGCGTTTGGCCGCGGTGTTGGAACACTGGCACTCCCGTCGGTGCTCACATTGAATCAGATGGGCAAGACAATGCTGCGGGCCCTGCACCGGGCCGTCGATCCACCATGGCTACTGCCGTCCGACAGTATGGTCAACGCACCGCAGCTCAGACCTGGCGGCGTTTCGTATTACGACGCCAAGGCGATCAGAAACCTTGGTCTTTCGAAGCCGTTTCAGCAAATGGATTCCGCGGCACAGATCCCGTGGGGTTTGAACGCCCAGCAAGCAGAACGCGAATCGATCATGCAACTGTTCTTCAAGAACGTGCTCAGTCTCCCGATCGGCGGTCCGACCATGACGGCGACCGAGGTCTTGGAGCGTCGCGAGAGCTTCGTCCGCGAGGTTGGAAGTCTGCTAGGTGGATTAGAGAAGAGCTATACCTCCGTCCTAACTGAACGGTCATTCAATATCCTCCTGCGAAAAGGCGCATTCGGTCCTCTAGAGGAGATCCCCGACGTGCTCCAGGGCGAAGACATTACATTCCGCTTTGCGAGCCCGGTCGAGAAAGCCAAGCGCCAGATCGAGGAGGCTGGTGTCTCGATGGCGATGGATAAGGTATTGCAGATCGGACAGATCAAGCCAGAGATAATGGACCGGTTTAACTTTGACGAGTATGCGAAGTTCATCGCCAAGTCCAACGACTTCCCCCATGAGCTGATCAAGCCTGACGCGATGGTCGAACAGGAAGCGCAGATGAAAGCCATGCAGATGCAGCAAGAAAAGAAAATGCAGACGATGCAACAGATGGCGCCAATGATCGGTCAGCTCACGGCCGGCGGCGGTGGAGCGCCGCGGGGCGCGCCCCCAGAAGACGAAGCTGAATCCGACGAACAAGTAGCGCAGCTCGCCCAGGCCGTAGGCGGTGCGTTAGGTGGCTGATGAGTTCTGCCTCGAGCCGGATCTCGAGGACTTTCATAAGCAGCTTGTAACGGCTGTCGACTTACAACGACACGGACCGGCGGATGTTGCGAGGGATTTTCGCAAGTTGTTTCTCGAGGATCCGTACCTCGGAAAGCGTGTCCTGTTCATAATCATGAGCTGGTGTGGCGAGTACGACGTCGCGGACGATGACGGCCGTGTACCGCCGATCGATCCAAACGAACTCCAGCGATGGGCTGGGAAAAGAGAGATCGCTGCCCGCATCAAGGCAGCGTTATACGCCGACCTTAACAACATAGAGGAACTATAGATGTCCGACGAACTGACCGAAGGCGCTGTCGAGGAGACGGCTACCCCGGAGGCCACCGATGCCCCTGCGACTGAAACCAGCTCTGACAACGCGTCAGGCTCACCATGGACCGAGGGAATCGAGGACGATAAAGTCCGCAACCTGGCAGGCCGGTACACCACACCGGAAAAGATGGCCTCGGCTCTGTACGAGGCAAACCGTGAGCTCTCGCAGCGCGTCAAGATGCCAGGCGAAGATGCGTCGGACGAGGACCGCGCCAAGTTCAATAAACAAATGGGTGTCCCGG